TGAGCAAGCACGTCGTTGACCGACACGCTGAAGTACTTACCCTTGTCGATCTGCATATCCGCAAAGATCGGGGTTGGCACTTCACTTGTCAGGGTTGAGCCTGCGCCAGCGTAGTCGTTGATGGTGATCGAAGGTGCAGTGCGGATACGAATGGTATCGCCCTGGTTTTTGATCTCGCCTTCCCAGTCGGTGTTGGCGATCTCAGTCATCATCGTGCTGGCGTAGAACTTTGCGTTCAGCTTGTTCGACCACAGCTGTGGAATGAACGAGCCGGTGTACTCGGGGGAGGTGGTAAACGCACCTGTGGTTGGGAAAACAGCCATCATGGCCTCCTTAGTTGGTCAACAGCTGTTACGTGGCCCTACTGGCGCACACGCCCTTCAAGGTAAGCAGCTGTAATTTCTGCTTCAAGTTTAGCCGACTCTTCGGCTCGTCCTCGAGAATTCAGCGTTCGGATTTTCGTCCAGATCGCCTCTACCTCACGGGCAGAGTAGACCTTGGTCTCTTTTCCGACACTGGGTGTCGCCGAGGAGTTCGCTGTCCGGTTCGGCGCGACCTGCTTATCGAGTTCTGCTTGGCGCTCAGAGCGTTCCGTATCCATGCTCGCCGTTTCGGGGACCAGTGTAGCTTTGAACAACTTAACGTAGTCCGCCACTGCTTCTGCGTCTCCGGCGTCGAACGCGGCTTTAGCCCGTTCTCTTCGTGGTCCACGGAGCATGGGATCATACTCATTGAGCCACGCGACCCAACGTTTATCATGGTCGATCTCGTCAAAGTCAGGGACTAGGTGCGCCAGCTTCTGGGCAAAGCCCATTTGGCCAACTTGGCTACCTGTCGATGTCACCTGACCTTTCAGCTCTTCAATGATCGCGGCCTGGGCTTTGAGCTGCTCCTGAAATTCATCAGCAACTTCTCGCGCCACTCGCCGCTGAACGTCGATAAGTTCGTCGCCGAACTCTTGTCGATCTGCGTCGGTCACATAGCTGGCCTTCGCCTTCGGTTTTTCCGGTTCCTTTGGCGCTGGGGTGCTGACTTTCTTGGTCAACTCCGCAATTTCTGCGCGCAAAGTGTTCACTTCCTGGTGCAAGCGAGGGACTTCAGCGTCGTACTTCCCCCGAAGGGTTCGGTATCTCTGCTCAAAGTCTTCTGGAACGACTTCTGGTTTGGGTTCAGCAGGCTTTACCTCTCTCGGTTTAGCGGCTTTTTCAGCGTCTTCCTTAGGCTTTTCACCTTCAGTTTCCGGCTTTTCGGTCCCTTTTTCGGGCTTTTCAGCCTTTTCTGGGTCTTTTTTCCGGGCAGAAAGTGTCTTTTCTAGGGCTTCTACTTCATCAAGCTGTGCTTGTACCTGTTTTGGCAACGCCATTTTTTTCTCCTCAAAGCACCAACTCTGTTTCGCAGCGCCTATCGTATGCTGCTCCCGTCATGGTGTGCTTCAGTTTCTAGTCTATCACCTTGGCCGACTCTTCAGCCGCCCTCAGCAAATCTTCTAACATCTCAGCGCGTCCCTGTAAGCGGTGGATTTTCACCATGTCGCCCTCGAACACGAGTCTATGCTTTGTCGCCTCGTTGTGGGAGGCGAAAAACCTTAACATTGCCGACATCCCGGGTTCTTTGAGCCGCGCAAACGCTTGGCGAACCTGGGGGTCTTCGTTGTTCAGGTCTATCATCTCGTAAACTAGCTCCGGTGTTGTAACGTGTCAACGTGTGAAGTACTTATGCCCCGCCGGGCCGCGCGCTTACGAAATTCGACTCTCGCCCGCCTTGGGCAGAACCGTCCTCCTGGAGGGCCTTCTGCTTCGTAGCAAAGTCGATCTGTTTAGCGGCCTGATCCATCTGGGCGTTCTGGGCGGCAGCTTGCTGCTGCTGCTGCAACTGAGCCTGCTGCTCAGCCTGCTTGATCGCCATCTGCTCGGCGGTCGGGACCAGTTTGTCCACGTTCATGTTTAGGTTACCCGCCATGTCACGCAGCAGCTCCGCAGCGCCTGGGAGTCCAACAACCTGTTGTGCAACAGGGCTTTCCAGGACCACCCGAAGGAAATCGTTCTTCCGAACGGCTTCAGCTTCCTTGACGACAAGGGACATCGCGCCCCGCGCAATGACCTGAACGTCACCGATGAGGTCTGGGTCTTGGGCGTAGCGCAAGTTGCGCTGGTATTGCCGCTCAAGCATCGGAGTCAGCACATCCTGGTCGATATTGCCGATGACCTGCTTGATGCTTTTGCCTGCGTTCGAGATCAGCATGGACAGACCAGACGACGTGCGCCCAGCGCCCGGGACGTGCTCACCGGTCATATAACGCGGGATACCGGACACTTCGTCCGCGATGCCCATGAACCTGTCGAACACGGCCATAAGCTCTTGTGCGTTTGAGTTCGGCTGGAAGAACGAGATGGGTGGCGACGTGTCGCCGTACTCGGACTGCTTGAACTGCCAAATCTTCCACGGGGCCATCTGCGTGATGTCCTCGCCCGCTGGCAGGCGACTGATGTTGACCCCCACCTGTGGACCCGACGCGATACCCATGTTGTTTGCGAGCGCACGCGCTGCGGCGTTACACATGTTCTGGGCGTCCATGCAGAGATCAGCGACTCCGTTTCCGTCGACGCGACCGGGCGTCTTCTCGTACGACGTCACATAGTACGGCTTCCGGCCCAGAGCGTCATAGTTCAACACGGCCTTGATGACCTTGTTGTTTATCATCCACACTTCGCAGGGGTACGATCTCAGCGGGTCCTGGATGTCTGTCTCGGCCATTCCCCACTCGATCAGGAGTTTGCCAGGGATCGAGTCCCAGAGCTGCAAGGCGCTGACGACATCGTCGACGCCCTCGTCCATGTCTTTACCTGTGGCTTCCTCGAGTTCGCTGTCGTCGTGGTCGAGCCAACTGTCGCCGGTAAGCCCGAAATTCTCCAGCACGTCCTTGATCGCGTCCTCGTCGTATCCGTCAACGCCGCGCATGGCCTCGATGTCATCGCGAGTCAGGTGGTGCAGCTCGATACAAGGCATGTTCTGCACGTCGTCGCCCCAAGGTGCCCAGTAAAACTTGAACGGGTCGACCCGTTCCCACTCGTCGCGCACAACCTCGACAGCGGCCATACCACCTTGAACGTACTTCATAACTTTACGGCGGCGCGGAACCGGCCCTTTCAGGACGGCGTAGGGAAACGTGGCAACGTCGTTGGTAAAATTGTAGAGCGCCTTGATGAAATGACCCTCTGTGAGCTGGTCCTCCATCTTCCGCTCCATGCGGTCAACGCGCTTCTCGGCCTCTTCCTTGAGGCTGCGCATGGCCGTGTCTTTCATGCCTGCCATCAGCATCCGGATGTCTTCTTCCGATGGAGGCTCTCCCCCCATCATCAGGTACTGCTGCAAATTCCGCTCGAGCGTAGACTGCATAAACGCCTTCAGGTCCGGCGGCACGTCAGGGATCGGAGTGGCAGAGAGCGCCCACGGTTTGTCGGCACCGGTGCCCAGCAGAGTATCCCGCAACCACGCCGTGGCGGTGCGGCATTTCGTGCTGACGATGCCCATAAATATCTCGGACCCGCCCTGTTCCTTGATCTCGCGCAGCTTCTCGGGGTCGTACTTCATGCTCCGTGCGCGGAGGCATTTTGCCAGGCGAGGCTCGATTTCCTGCTTCTTGTGGTCCCGCATCGAGGTCCACCGTTTCCGCACGTGCGCCGCAAGCCCTTGGATAACTGGAGAATGTTGTTTGTCCTCAGCTGCCCGTTTCGCTGCCGCCTCAAGGTCGGACGAACGCGCGACAGGGATCAGTGCGTGGCCAATGTTCATGGTGATCTCTCATGTATGACGTCGCGGCCACGTTAACTTTTATCCGTTATTCCGTCAACCGATCGGGTTAGGGGTTCACATAAGCATTCCCATAGCAAAAACATACAGGTTTTGAACGGTAACATTCGCAGTCCCGGTATCGTTCGCTACGCGCAGCTCAAGATAATCGTCTTTCGACAGCACCGCGTCCGCGTGGATCGAAGCCGCGCCAATGTCTGTGCCGACGCCGATCTTCCGTTTAACTGGAACACCGATGGCCGTACCGTTCCTGAACCACTGGAACGCCAGCACTTGGTTGCCGGAATCACACAGCATGTCCATGTTCGCCACGATGTGGAAGTGGCGGGGAGACCGACCGGTGTACGTCAGACGTCCTGTCGTAGCCTCAGTGATAAGATGTGGAAACCCGCTTGGGACGCGCGTTCCCGCAACGTTCACAAAAACGCTCTGCGCGGTGATAACCGTCGCGGTAGCATTGCCTGCCATCCCGGCCCCGCCGTGCGGTGGCGACATACTTACAATCAAGTCCCTCAGCTCTTGCTCGTACGGGCTGAGCATATTTTGTAACTCTACTATTGTACGTTCTACGTCTGCCATGGCCACACCGATCTAGTTTTAGGGTCAATAAAGTTGGTGAAAGTGTATGTTTCGCGCTCTGGCGTGTCAACGCATCATGTCCAGCCCGCCGAGCTGACCTTCACGATCTCCCGACGCACGTCCGACTCGGCGCGCCCAGCACCAAAAGTCTCGCCTCCGTCGGCGTGCATACACAGGTACTGGAACGCGTCGGCCACGTCCGACCACGGGTGGGATTTGTCCGGTTTGTCGTCAACCGCACCCTTCGTATTGATCTTGTATTTGTACTTACCCGCCAGTGCCTGCACCAACGGCTGCGCGCTCTCCGCGTCGATCGCAACGCCGTACTTCCCGTCGACAACGCGAGTTAAAAAGCTCTCCACCGACGCAAGCCGCGCAGCGAGCGAGTTCGTTTTCGCGGCCTTGATCGTAAAGCCCTCGTTTTTGTAAATCTCCCCGACGGTCCGCTCGTCGGTCTGCACGCGCTGGAACGCAGCAGGGTCGATTATGATAAGCACCGACCGCCCCGGGAATTTGTTGACGAGCAAGGGTTTCAACTTCTCGCGTATGAACCGCAGCGCCCCCATGTCCTGTGACACGAGCGCATCGTACACCACGAGCCGTCCGTCGTAGGCCACCTGCCCGATGACAGCCGCCGGCGTAAGCCCCGCGTCGACGCCGATCAACAACGGCGAGCTTGTGTACAACGGGGTAATCGGTTGCTTGGTTGTGTGCACGTCCCTGTGGAACGACTTGAACACGGGTTGCCCCGACAGGCTCTTGCCGAACTCGGCATGGATGTACACCGCGATCCAGTCCTCGGTTTTCCCCTGCGCCAGGTTGTCGTAGTAGTCATCCGGCAAAAACTTCGTCCAGTCCGCCTCGGGGCTAAGCCCGCTGGGCTGGATCGTGACATGCACGTTGTCCGGCGGCTCGGCGATGAGCTTCTCCCAAAAGGTATCCTGGTCCGGCGGGTTCGTCATACCCCACAGGTGCATATTCATACGCCCGTCGTCGGTCACACACCCGACCCCGTTCATCATTTTGTCGGGGTACCGCCCCACACGACCCTGCGCCGCGTTGTAAATGTCGGGGTGTATCTCCCGAAACTCGTCGAAAATGATGAAACTTGCCTGCAACGACAGCAGACGCCGCACGTCATTCTGGTCGTCGAGTCCACGGAACAGCACTTCGCACTCGATGTCCCCCACCTCAATGACGAACTTGTACTCGGTTTTGCGGAAGTACCCCATAACCCCGTCGGGTATCCACTTCAGGAAGTCAGGTATGCTCGTGTCCCGCAGCTGCTCGCGTGTGTTCCGGACCCAAATGCAACGGGACCTCCGGACGCCGTCCTTGCACGGGGCCATCTGCGCTGCGTGGTGCAGGATTTTCATGATCCCGGCGGTGGTTTTCGTGGAACCAACCGGGCCGATCGCCAGTGATATGAACTTCTCAGAGTAGAAAAAGGCGTCGAGGCTCCGGATAACCTCAAAATCAATCTGGTGCATTGACGGCCTTACCCTCGATGGTGACGCTGTGGTCGTTATCCACCGCACGTGTGATGTTGATGACCACCTGTGGGCCAGCATCCGCCACAGCGACTTTCTCTTCCGGCTCCAACCTGCCCATTTTGTTGAGCATCTTCTGGAACTCGATACGGGTCTGGGGGTTTATGTCCGGGTTCTGCATGTGACGGAACAGGTTGTCGAGGTTCACCGCACCCATAAGGCGCGCCACAACTTCCATCTTTGCGGGGTCGTCCTCGATCCCCTGCAACTGTCCACGGGACAGGATGGGCTTACCCCGTGTTGTGGAGTTCGCAACTTTGTCTACCTGCTGGGCCATAACGGTGTCCTGTAGTTTCGTGGCTAAATTAGGGGGGCCGGTGCATTTCGTCAAGCGCGTCGCTGGTTTGCCCGCTGCTCCTTGGGTGTGGCCCACCGGCAGTTACTACGCTTGTAGTTTCCGTCGTTGTCTATCCGATCAAGTGAGTGACTCTTTGTGGGTTTAAGTCCCATGTCGGCCACAAATTTTTTGAACC